TAATATAACTCAAGTGTTTTCAACAACGCCAATATTCTTTGTTGAGGAAACTGCAGATAAGAAGTATGAAGTTATATTTGGTTCCGGTTCTTTAGGTAGGTCGTTAAAGGCTGGCAATATTGTTAAGGTAGATTACCTTGTGAATAGTGGCGAAGCGACTAATGGTGCGGATACATTCAGCGTTGATAGCTTGGATGTTGGATATAGCTATTCTTCTGCTGTGATCAGTTCTGTTCCATCACCATCTCTTGGTGGGCGACCCCAAGAAACAATAGAATCGATCAAGTTTCAAGCTCCAAGAAATTACCAAACGCAAAACCGTGCAATAATCGCAACTGATTATGAGAGAATCATTCTTTCAGAGAATCCTGACTTGGAATCAATTATTGCATTTGGTGGCGAGCAAGCCACCCCTGCTGTGTTCGGCAAGGTCTTTATAGCGGTTAAACCGTTTGGCGAAAAGTTTGCCACGACGAACAGAAAGCAATTGATCAAATCTTCTATCTCTGATAGGACGCCTCTGGCGGTCGATCCGGTTGTTATTGATGCTGACTACACTTACATCATACCAACCCTGACATCATACTACAATAAGACAAGGTCTTCTTTGAACGACAATGCTGTCGAATCTAATGTCAGAAACGCAATATCAGTATTTTCCGAATCTAATCTGGGAAGGTTTGGAAATAAGTTGAGATTTTCCAGATTTCTTCGTACTCTAGACGACACTTCTGGCGGGAATATTTTAAATACAGACGCTTCAATAAAGCTGCAAAAAAGAATTGTTCCTAATGTGAACATCGCCGAACTTGTGCGAGTTGAATTCAATAACGAGATTAGACCCGCTACTGTTATTTCTTCGCAATTCACATACTCTGGATTCTCCGCATTCTTTGGCGACGATGGCCTCGGCAAGATGGACATATTCCGATACAACGATCAAAAGCAGCGCGTGAATATTGTCACTGCCGCTGGCATCGTTGACTACACTTCCGGCGCTATCACTATTGAGAACTTTTTGCCATCAGCATATTCTGATCTGGAGCTGTTGGTCACCGCATCCCCTAAGAATTTGGATGTCATTCCCGTGCGCGAGCAGATCTTACTCATGGATTCAGCCGATGCTATTATCAACATCGTCGGTGAGCAGACTTAATGATAAAATCAAAACTATCCGCGATTGTAAAGAATCAGTTTCCAGCATTCTATAAAGAAGATGGCGAGAACTTTCTTGCTTTTATTGAGGCATATTACGAGTACCTCGAGCAAAACGGAAAGCTTACCGACGCCATTCAAAATCTTGAAGATAGTCGCGACATAAGCACAACAATGGACGAGTATCTTAAATATTTCCAAGATACGCTGTTGCCGTCGATACCGAATGAGGTTGCGGCAGATAAGAGACTTCTCGCTAAGTATGTAAAATATTATAATGTCACTCGCGGTTCTCTTTCTTCATACAAGTTGCTATTTAGGACAATTTATAATGAAGATGTTGAGGTTTACTATCCTGCAGATCAAATGCTCAAAGTGTCTGACGGAGATTGGAATTTAGACAGATATCTCGTGACTTCTTATGACATCAACAATTATAAGTTTATAGGAAGAACTATTCAAGGTCAGGAGACTGGTGCTGAAGCATTGGTTGAGGATATTGTTGGAAGAGTTATTCGCAACAGAGATGTGATGCAGATTATCGTCTCAAACGTTAAGGGTTCGTTTGGCCATTTGGAGCCAGTTCGCATTTTGTCCGAGGCTCTCACAGGAACTGGTCACGCGCCAATTATCGAAGCTGGAATTGCGCGGGTTGAGATTATATCTCCTGGCGGAGAGTATTCCAAGGGAGACGTTCTTGATGTGATATCAGATGATGTTGGCGAATTCGCTAAGGTTGTTGTAACAGACACCATCGACCTCGGCGGATCTCTCACATTTTCCATCGCCGATGGCGGCTCTGGGTACACGTCTTCTATCGGTGGCGCGGATCAAGGAGAGTCATTAATATTCATTGAAGGGGGCGACGGACAGTCCCCTGCAAGCTTCACCATAGAACAGACAGACATCGGCGATACATTTGCCATATCATTAAACACTAATTTAATTGCAAGTAACAATGTATATGGCGACCTCGCGCCTCTGGTCACTTATCCAAATTCAAGCACTGGAATAATGGACACCTTCGCGAACACGATTATTGGTGCCGCGACTTTCGGGTTTCCTGAACAAGATGAAGTTGTCGGCAGCGAACACTATCGAGATAATGCCAATGCAATTATACAGATAGCAAATAGTTCTGGTATTATCGTTGGTGACTCGCTATTCGGTGTTACGTCTTCAGCCAATGCTATTGTGTTGGGAATCGTCGACTCTACTGCAGGAAATTCTTGGTATCAGGTCGACACATATCGCAACTTCTCTGCGGCTGAATCTATAAAAATTGGCACATCCACCGGTGCGACTATCGGAACTGTCACATCATTCCAGAGCAATACTATTGGCGGACATAACCTCCAGTTGGGACGAGATTCTGCTGTTGTGATTAATGAGGGTGATGAGCTTGTCTCAATATCCCCACACGTGGCTAACACAGCTGATGCGATTAAAGTGAACGAACCGGCACATACGTTTGCTGTTGTTAAAAAGATAATTTCTAACATACCCTTTGGTTATGAATACGATCCAACAGCAAACACAATCCTTTCTGGTACGGTAAGCTCGTCGTCGAACACAGTTACTGGGATCGGAACTACTTTTTTGACAGACTTCGCAATTGGCGATGTTATCAAATCCGGAAGCCAGTCTAGCCGAAGAGTTGTGAGTGTTTCGGACAATTTAAACCTAGTGGTGTCAGATCCATTCAACCCAGCATTATCTTCCGAGGCATACGGCAAGGGCGGCGTCTGGCGCGACTTGACTACATACAAGGTGACTGCGAATAACACTGCAAACAACTCAGCACAATTCCACACCGGCCCAATTTCATCATTCATAGAGTTGGACGGCGTTCGCAAGGTGGGTTCCGCAACTGTAATCGCCAACGTAGCATCTACTTCATCAAATACGGCCATTGAAAATCGATACACTAAATTGAGCGACTCGTTGGTATTTAAAGTTGCTACATTCGGATCAATCCAGAACTTATCAAACAAAGTTGGTGGTGATGGGTTTACTGTTGCTCCGACTGTTCGTGTGGTCGAACCAAATATTTCTTTTCTGGGTATTGGTGAACAGTACATAACATTAGAAACTGACGACATAAACTGGGGAACTGCCAATAGTCAAGTGACCGGTTTGGACACAAATGACGGCTTGATCCAACCATCTACATCTGCGAGCGGCGATATTAAAGCTGGCGCTGGCCCGAACCAAACCCCAACAACAGTAGTGTTGGCGAACGGGTCATACCAGACCACCGTTCGAGTCTGGCAACCGTTCCTACAAAGATCTCCAGGTAATATCACCTTCGCTAATAACCAAACCGTGACAATTCTTAAATACGAAACATCCACAATTCCTGGCGAGATTGACACCAGAGCGACTTCAAGTCAAGGAACTGCTAAGATTGTTAAAGTGGTTGACGAGGGTATTGTTGGAAATAATGCTCAAATTGTACCAAGCGTTGGCGCCAACGGAACCATAACATCTTTGCGCGTTATTGATTCTGGATATTCTCATAAACAGGGCGAGCTGGTTCGTGTTGAAGAAACCGATCATCCGGACGCAACACAAGCTGTGGTTAGATTGACTCTTGACAATGTTGCTAACTCGGAAGGATATTATTCTTCATCAAGAAGTCATGTATCGACAAAGCGCGGATATATACAGGATAGCAATTTTTACCAAGAATTTGCATATCAGGTAGTTGCACCTCTGGCACTTGCTCGATATAAGGATATTGCTCTTAAACTTGTACACCCTGCAGGTCAGAGATTGTTTGGCAAGTACCAATCACACTCGAATGTTTCTGTAGACATCGTTTCATCTGCAAACAACAGCACGCGCCTTCAAGGTTCGGGTACTGTAGCTATGAGCAACACGACATTCAATATCGTCGGTTCTAGCACCACATTCCTAAGTAACTACGCCAATAACGGCACGATAATAATTGAAATATCTCCGAAAACCTACTACAAAATACCGCTAAATATAGTGACGAATGACACTCTTGCGAATACAAAAATACAGTGGGCTGCCGGCGGATTGGCCTCGGCGAATGTTTATTACACGACAGGAACAATTTCCTAATGAATTACAGATACGCGACCAAAGATCTATCCATCAATAATGCAGAAGCTTTTGTTAAAGCGCTGAATGCAACTGACGGATCGGCAAACAAAAACTCTGTAATATTATATGCAGTTTTGGGTAATAGTCAGGAATGGGCTGAAGAACCTATTCCAGATTTTGTTGTCGACAATGAGCAGAATCTGCAATACGAGCAGCACAGAAAGTTTATCGGTGCCAAGAAAATTGATACTGGAAGTGTTTCGCATGTTGTCCCTAGATATAATTGGGCAGCAGGCACCACTTATTCTATGTACAGAGATACTGACGAGGATATGTACGAGCGCAGATACTATGTCTTGACAGATCAATATAATGTGTATAAGTGTCTGTATAATAATAAAGGCTCCGCTTCGTCGGTGAAGCCGACAGGGTTCTCAACACTGCCATTTACTACATCTGATGGTTTCACTTGGAAATATCTATACACTATTTCTCTCGGTGAGGCTGATAAGTTTTTAACATCAGTACATATGCCGGTGAAGAATATAGCGACACCCGACACCTCCCCCGAACAGACGCGCCAACAGGCAGTCCAAAATGCCGCAGTGAACGGAGCTATTGAAATTGTAGAAACCGTAAACCTCGGTTCTGGGTATCATCAAGTTGCTAATGGAGTTGTTGAGGTCGGTGGTAGACTTTCTATTAAAGTTTCTACCGCTGGAGATAACGGCGCTTCCCCGATTCAAGGGTTCTATAATGGATCCAGTGTTTACATTTCTTCCGGAACGGGTGTTGGTCAATTACGTCGGATCACTCAGTGGTCTGGATCGACCAGAACAATGACTGTGAATGCTGCATTCACAACTACACCGAATACTGATTCAAGAATTATAATCTCACCAACTGTGACTATTATTGGCGATGGTTCCGGCGCACAAGCGTATAGTCGTGTTAATGCTTCAACTGGTTCTATTGCTAATGTTGCAGTGATAAATGTCGGTTCTCAGTATACGAGAGCGAAGGTTCTTATTAGCGCAAACGGTATTCATGGCGTCGGGGCCACCGCTAATGCGGTTATTTCTCCTGTTGGCGGACATGGATCAAATCCGGTTCGCGAACTCGCAGCAGATAAGATTATGCTGAACGTCCAATTTAACGGTAGTGAAGGTGTTTCTTCCACCGGCGCTGGTTACATCCCATCAAATACCGCATTCAGGACTCTTAGCATTTTGAAAGATCCAGTTCTAAAGGTTGATGCCAATAACACGCACATTGCGGTTGAGTCCATAGCTAATACATCTAACAGCCCTTCCACGCTGCGAATGACTTCTCGAGCAACATTATCCTATACAAGTATGGACGGCGCCACCCCAATTAATCCTCTGTCGGCTGGGGACACCATCACAAACGAAAGAAATCGTTTAGCTGCTGAGCTTGGGACATTAGAATTTGTGACCACGCTTGGGGCAATCCAACGAAAAAATGAATCCCTGCAAAATGCTGTACAAGGCGCGAATGCTCACATAGTTTATATTCGCGAAGATGAGACTCAAAGTGATTCTTCCTTCTATACAATGTACCTAAATAGTGTACAAAGTTATAGTAATCACGTCGCATTCACTAAGGATGACATTGTCCTCAACAGCACCAGCGAAACGCCTGTTGCTACTATCGAATCGATACAAGGCCCAGAGGCTAATACATTTTCCGGCGAGATACTGTATACTGAGAACATCAGAGCTGTGGATCGAACTCCAGAACAAATAGAAGATATTAAAATCATCCTAGATTTTTAAAGGTATTATAAATGACAATCGAAACGAACCTCAATCAAAGTCCTTTTTTTGACGACTTCAATGAAGACAAGAACTTTCATCGAGTGCTATTCAGACCAGGATATGCTGTACAGGCGAGAGAGTTAACACAGCTTCAAACTATCCTACAGAATCAAGTTTCGCGTCTTGGCTCTACTGTTCTCACAGACGGAACTGTTGTATCCGGTTGTGATTTAGAGCTTCCCAAGTGGCAGTATGTTAAGTTGCGTGATAAAGACGCCAACAATAGAGTCCTGCTCCTTAATGACTTTTATTCTAATGCATTAATCGCCAACAGTACTATTACTGGCGAAACCACAGGTGTCACTGCTAAGTTGCTTGCCGCTTCGGAAGGTTCTGAAGGTAATGCTCCAAACTATCTAAGCGTTTTTGTTTCGTATACAAACTCTGGCGCAAACAACACCACTAAGGCTTTTTCTGATAACGAGACGTTGATATTTCGCAACTCAGCAAATAGCGAATTCATCGTAGCAGCTAACACTATCGTAACTGGATCCACAGGAACTGGCATTGGCGGTTCTTTGGCTGCCGGAGTTGTGTACCACAAAGGTCACTTCGTCAGGGTGTCACAACAGGCTGGTGTTGTTAGCAAATATTCCGTAGATCCGACCGTTCGTGTTGGTCTAGAGACTGAAGAATCCATAATTGACTCGAATCAAGATTCATCGTTATTGGATAATGCTTCTGGCGCGACAAATTTCTCTGCACCTGGAGCTTCAAGACTTAAACTTTCTCCAGTCCTCAAGACCCGAGATGCAACTTCTGCTAATAATATTGGATTCGTGCCGCTTGCTGATATACAGTCTGGTCGAGTCATTCGTGAATATCTCGATCCCTCTCGCGGAAATCTGGCAGACGAACTGGCGACTAGAACTAGAGAAGAATCTGGTGACTATGCCATTCGCCCATTCAAGGTCAATGTCGAAGAGCATTTAAAGACAGAAGTTAATGGTGGTGTGTACTCGGCGGCAGAAAGCGGCGACCTCAATAAATTAGTGATCGAAGTGAATCCTTCGATTGGTTATGTCAGTGGTTATAGAACTGAGCTCAGCGGGTTGTATCGCCAAGACATCGACAAAGCCATAACATATCTTGTCCAGAAAGACGTAGTAGTCGGCCAAGCATTTGGTAACTATGCTATTTGTAATGAAGTTGTCGGTACGTGGGATTTTCAAGGGTTCCGAGAAGTCGACATTTATGACACAGCGCAACAAGCAATCACTAATGATTATGTCAATGCTGGAAGTGCATTAGGTGCTAAGGTAGGAACTGCTAAGGTTCGAGGGTTCCAGCACCATGAAGGCACTTCTGGAACACCATCAGGCAAGTTTAGAATATATCTTTTTGACATCAAGATGACCGCAGGAAATGCATTTTCAAATTCTTTGTCGTTGTATGTTGCTAATGTTTCTGGCCCCCATTCTTACGCTGACATTGTCCTCGAGACTGATGGCAAAGCTAGACTACAAGATACAGCATTAAATAAATTGGTGATGCCAATACAAAGTTCAGGCACCAGAAAGCTTGCCGATGCCACTGACAACACCAATACACAATATGTATTCAGAACCGAAAAGACCGTATCGTTCACAACCGCAGGCACAGCTACTGTTTCTGCTAACACTGCGCATACGGGTGGAACTGAAACAAATAATGATACAGGCTCCCCGCTGTCTTCTGTGGATGAGCGGAATATTATAATTGTTGCCCGAAGTGAAGTGTCTACGAATCCTATGACTGGACAAGCTTCGCAATCTGGCAGCACGGTCACCGGATCAGCAGGAGCGACTTTCACTTCTCAATATAATGTTGGCGATTTCATTCAACTAACTGGTGAGACTAAACAGAGAATTACCAATATTGCCGGCGATACGACAATGACTGTTTCAGGTAGCGCGACAGTTTCTGCTACTGGGCACGCTAAAGTATTCCCCATCGGTCACATATTCGACACTCAGGCTAATGGCACAATTACGTCAACTGGCTCGGCCCATAGTATTGACCTAGAAACTGCCAATTTGGCTTCTACGTTCGCCGCATCGGTATATTTTGATGTTTTGCGAACCTCAGCGGTTCAGGCCAATAAGACTGTAAATAAAAATAAATTCGTCCATATTGATACAGGAAGCCACACTTCCAGTAATGTTGGCCCTTGGCCGCTTGGTGTTTCTGACGCATTCAGACTTCTTGCTGTTTATTCTGGTGGCAATACTACTGTGTCCACTTCTGATACGAACGTCACATCTGAGTTTTATATCGAGAACGGTCAGAGAGATTCGATGTATGATACCGCGCGATTGATAAAGCGTTCGACAAGTACACTGAATACAACTGATGCAGGGTTATTGGTAAAATTCGACTATTTTGGCAGAGACCGTTCTGCCGGTATTGGGTTCTTGAGCGTGGATTCATATCCAGTTAATGATGCCAATCCGTTGGCGAATACAACAATCACAACTCAAGAAATTCCAAAATATCTTTCTGCTTCTGGCGAGATAATCGACCTTCGCGACAGTGTTGACTTTAGGCCGATTCGTTCTTCTACTGCGACACCGAGCAGTACTGGGACAGCCGCAGCAGCTCCGACAAACCCTGCTCAGGGTTCGACGTTTGACGTTGATTCCGACGGGTCGTACTTTCCCACTCCAGACCAAAACTTTCAGGCCGATGTCCAATCATACCTACCAAGATTCGATAGAGTGGTTTTGACTTCTACTGGTGTTATTAATGTTGTTTCTGGAACACCAGACCAGTTCCCCCAGGTTCCAACCAAGCCTAAAGACACTATGGTATTGGCTAACGTCTTTGTTCCACCATACCCATCACTTTCTCCGGACGCGGCGCTATACTACTTGCGTCCAGAATCCGAGGTCATGGTCAATGAAGTGGACAATAAACGATTCACTATGAAGGAACTTAGAGTCCTTGAGCACGAAGTGAAAAAGCACCATTACATGATTGTTCTCAATACTGCTGAGATTGCGGCGTTGAAAAAGGGTATGCTCCGTCCATCAGATCCAGTTACGGCACCTGAGCCACCGGTAGATTCTATCATTATCGATCCACCGCCAACTGGTGAGTTTGTAAACAGTATGCGTAGTTCGGATCTAAGTTTCGCCGCTCAGCCTTTACGAGCAATCCCAACTCTTCAGAATATTGAACTCAGCTTGTCCTCTGGCGGCGTGAATACAACTGTTGCTGACGATGTTGTGACAGTTGTCGAGTCTTCGCCTGTTGTTTTAATTGGACAAACAGACATTACTTCTCGCCTTCCGGTCACTGTGAATACAGCAACTCCAGCCAAACTTTATAACGGAACTATGAGATTGTCTCATCCGTCGTGTTCATTAGCACAGCCATCGGCTCCGGCTCAAGCGTCGGTAGACATTACGGATTCGGGAACAACTACAAGCAGCGCCGGAATTTCTTATAACGGCAGCTATGCGGCCAGCGGCCAAGTCATCTACGGAGGTTGTTTCGTTGCGGGGACATTAGTATATATGGGCGACGGTTCTTTTAAAGCTATTGAATCTGTTGTGATTGGCGACGTTGTTCTGGGTATGTCTGGAGAGTTTAATACAGTAGTCGCTCTACACCACCACCCAGTCGAGGCCAGAACAATATATACAATCAATGATTCTCTAGAACTGACTGACACGCACCCAATGCTGACAATTGATGGATGGAAGTCTTTCAATGCCGAGAAGACGCGAATCCTCCACCCCGATTTGGAAATTGTTGGACAGCTGGCCTTTAATGATCAAATGGTCAAATATGACAAGATATTAGGCACTTATACCGAGACTTTGAATGACTTCTCCCAGAGACAAGAGACTGGGCATGTATTCAACTTGGATGTTGATCGCGACGACACTTTCATTGTGAACGGCTTTGTGGTTCATAATAAATAATAAACAAAATAGATTAATAGGATTACCTAATGCCAGCATCAGCTACAACTACAGCAGCCCTTCTCAAACAGTATGCGGATGCTGGTAAAGACTACACGGGCCTTGCAGAATTCTCTGACGTCGCCGCATTCAAAGACGGTACAAATAATTATGTACTCGAGCAGCACGTCAAGCGGGCAGTCAAATGTGCAGGCCTGAAGCCGCTAACTCGCGTTTGGTGTAGGTTTGATGGAAGAGACATTTCGGCATATTGTTTCTCCTCCGCCTCTGGCGATTCCAGCAGCAAAGGGAATCCGCTTGTCACTGACGCCTCTGGCAATCTCACGTTCTGGTACATTATACCGAATAATGCTAATTTGAAATTCAAAGGGTATAAGCATCTTGTAGAAATTAGTGATGTGGCGCCACCATATGGTGGCGGAATAAGTTCAGGCAAAGACGGCGCTACAACTCGATGCGGGCAATATTACTATGCTGCGCCAAATAAGAATGATTTTACCTATAAAGACTCTGCAGTACAGTCTTCACAAATTTCTTTAACTGAGTTGGAGTCTGATACTTCACAAACAGTAATTACAAGCACAGAAGTATTGCAAGAGCTTCCTGACCACTTGTCGCAGACCTTTGTCATTCCTGATAAAAATAATCAAGATTCGCAAATCCACAGTGTTGATTTATATTTCAGCAAAAAACCCAATAATGCAAACGCTTCGATTATTGTGCAGATTAGGGCGACACAAAATGGAGTTCCGACTACACAGTTGCTCGGTCAGAGTGCGCCGGTTACACAAGCCAATATCTCCACCGTGTCAAAAACCAAGTTCGCATTCTCAAAAGACGTATCTCTCAAAGAGGGAACTCTATATGCATTGACAGTAATTCCTAATGAAGACGGTACAGACTTTGAGCTGTACACTGCTAATAAGGGTGTCAATTTAATAGGTTCGAGTAAACTCCCAGTGATTCCACAGTCTTGGAGAACATTATATGGCAGATCAACATCACAGGCTGGATGGTCTGCTCTCGCTGACGAATATTTGGCATGCGTGATTAATGCCAGATCTTTCTCAACAAAAACGGAACTTGGTGATGTTGAGTCCACGTTCCAGTTTGAGAATGCGGATCTTGACTTCTTGAATGTTTCTGGCATATGGCCTGAAGGAACCCCGACTAGCAGTAGCGGATTCCAGATGGATGAGATCGTCCGCGGTGAGTGTACCATGACCGTAGCAAACAACCAAACTATTTTGGTTGGCGATGTGATAAACTCAGAAGTTGCGGAACTTGGCGGCGCATTTTCGCAGGCTGGGTTTGCATCTGGCACCGTAAGGGATATTGTCAGCGAATCTGCTGGGCAGGTTGTAATATCGATCGACGCGTTTAAGGATTTTCCAACTACCGCATCAGCAAATACCAACAATCTTTTCTTTGGTGCTGGTGCAAGTCAGGGATCATGGATAGGAAACACGGCTGCTTTCTCTGCTGCGTCGGCTGCTAATGGTGCGATATCGTTCGTCAATACCGACTTTGGTCGCCTCCGCATCAAAAATTCCAGCGGAACATTCGCCGCTAATACATATGTTCGCGGCCAGGAGTTTGGCTCGGTTGCTTATATCGATGGAATTGTAAACCCAAAAATTGACACTGTTGATCTGTCCTCTAGTTCTTCTGTCCCGCAAGGAACATCCCTCACTTGGCAATATAAAGCAACGTCAATTGGCGGTTCTATCGATTCTGACTGGACAAGCGTCACTGGCGGCTCGCAAATCATTTTTGGACAAGATCAAAAGAGAATTTATAGCAAGTCGAACAGCGCCAGTAAGTCCTTATTGATTCGCGGCGTTATGCATACAGATGTTTCTGTGACATCTCCGTCGATTGATATTTCGGATTTATCCTTACAGGCAGGACGCGAGCGCATCAGTTCAAATGGCGTGAACGAGACATTCCCTGCCGGCGGCGCTGAAGCAAGATACGTCTCAAGGGTTCTCAGGGCCACACCTGGCGGCACAGGATTGCCAACAGAAAGGTTGCATGTTGCTGTTGAAGCATATTTCCCAAAAGAAAGTGGTGTCGACATTTATGTCAGATCCAAAAACGACAACGACTCAGAACCGCTTGTTGATAAGAACTACACTCAGATGACTCCATTTCTGGGCGAAAACGATAGGTCGATATTAGGCAATCAGAATGATGTTAAACTTTTAAGCTATCAGGTCTCTGCTAACACTAACGGTGATAATTTCTTAGGATTGTCAAACATACTTCGTGAAGATTCGTCAAATAACGGCGTGATTGCATACCGTTCTGGCGACGGTTCGATACACCACGGAATTGACGAATATCAGTTAAAAATTGTGTTCACTAGACCTGAAGGGAAGGGAGTCAATTATTCGCCACAAATATCTAATTTGCAGGTGAGTGGGTCTAAATCACCTATAGCTCCGGTTTAACATGAAATTGCTGCGCGTAGAAAATCACCCCGAGTTGAGGAAAGATCCTAACTCGAGGGTGGTGTTTTTTGTTGATGAGCAGGCTAATCGCAAACACGAAGCGATGAAGGCTGCGAACAAAAAAACAAAATCAATGCAATCTGAGATAAATTCCCTCAAAAATGATATGAGTGACATAAAAACCATGCTTACAATTCTAATAAATAAGTAATATAAGTAACACAACCCTTTAAGAGAATAGAGAATTCAAATGACAGTTAATGTTTCGAACACCGAACTGAATAATAGCTTCAACTCCTGGAGACTTAACACCAACTACATTGCTACAATCATAAGCAATAATGTTGTGACGGTTTCACGATCGGGTTCCGCCAATCGCGGTGGCGCTGCTGTGGGAAATGGACATATTAAAGGGACATTCTCAGCCACCGAATTCAGAACAAATACTATCAAGGGCGGGAATACTTCTTCTCTCACCGGCGGTACTATAACTGTTGCTTCGAATACGATTATCGATCCCCAGACATTTACAGTGAATGCCAATACCACATTCAATGCTAATGTGACATTTGCCACATCCGGATCAGATACATTGACGCTCGGCGATATTTCTCGCGTGCGCGTGACAGGGGGATCTGCGGGGCAATTCCTACGCATAGATACCAACACAAATACGCCAGCATTTAAATCTTTCACCCTTCGAGACGTCACGGACTTATCATCTAACTCTGCGCATCTTATTCTATCCGGCGCGAACACTAGCTTCGGTGAGGCTCTAGATTCTCCGCACCTTAGATTCACCGGCGGTACAGGCAATGGAGACGCGGTTGAGATTTTTCTGGCAGGCGATTCCACTATTGGTGATTCAGACCTGTATTTACAGCTCTCAGACGCCGCAGGGGACTCCAAGCTTGTCGTTACTGATAACGCCAATACCATTGTTGCTTCCATTGACTCTAATGGTAATGTTATTTTTGAAGGCGCGCTGCATGTTGAAGGCGCTGTAGATTTTGATTCTACTCTCGATGTTGTAGGCAAAACAACTCTTGGGCAACTACACGCGAATGCTGCTGTAGATTTTGACACCACATTAAACGTAGACGGAGCAACAACCCTTAATGGTTTGACCGTAACTACTGTAACTGCTAACGGCGCTGTTGACCTTAACTCTACTCTAAATGTAGACGGAGCAACAACCCTTAATGGTTTGACTACAACTACTGTAACTGCTAACGGCGCTGTTGACCTTAACTCTACTCTAAACGTAGATGGTTCAACCTCCCTGAATGGTTTGACCGCAACTACTGTAACTGCTAACGGCG